CAGTCAGACCTTCCTCGGCTGGATCATGGGTAAAGACGACAGCGTCAAGGCGGTATCAGACGAAATTGCCACGCTGACCGGACGCCTGTCAGTGCTTAATAAGCAGCCGAAAGATATCAGGATATCCCCCGATGTTACGCCATCCAGTGCTTCATCGCTGCTAGACTTCGGACTGGCACCGGGCCAGACGAACGGGAAGCCACCGAAGGATACAGCCGGTGCAAAACTGGAGTCAGCATTCAAAGCGGCAGAGCGCAGTTACATGCGCCAGATTGAGCTGATTGACACAACCGGTAAAAAGACTGCAGTGGTGACCGAGCAGCAGAAGCTTCAGTTCGACATCGCAGACGGCAAGCTGCAGGGGCTGAACGGCACGCAGCAGAAACGCCTGGAGTTGCTAGCGCAGGAAGTTGATCGGCTTAATGCAGTCAAAAAAGCTAATGAAGAGAATGCCAAGATAGCGGCTTTTGTTGCAAACCTGCAGGCGCAGAACGGCAATGCAAAATCATCGCTGAATATCGATGTTCAGGGGGCCGGGCAGGGCGACAAAGAGCGTCAGCGCATGAAGGAGCGCCTGAGCATCGAGCGCGAATTCCTCGATCAGCAGCGCGAGCTCCAGACACAGTATCAGTCTGGCGATATCACCAAATCGCTTTATGAGCGTGAAAACAGCGCTATCGGCAGCGCCATGAGCGACCGCCTGAAAATTCAGGAGGACTACTACAAAAGCATGGATGCCATGCAGTCCGACTGGATGGGTGGGGTGAGTGATGGTCTGGTGAACTGGCTGGACACTTCATCAAACTATTCAGCCTCAGCAGCAAGCATCGTCAGCAGCTCCATGGATAGCGCTCTGGATAATGTTTCATCCATGCTGATGGGTAACAAAGCCAGTTGGAAGGACTGGACTGCATCAGTGCTCAGCATGATCGCTAAGGTCGCTCTGCAGATGGCTGCGGTTAATCTGGTGAGTGGCATTGTCAGTTCTGTCGGTGGCGCTGCTGTTGGCGCGGCATCGGCTGGCGGAGGCACAGCGAATAACTCATTCAGCAGCGGCTCTTACAATAACCTGACGCTGAACGCTAAAGGGGGTGTGTATGAGTCCCATGACCTGAGCCAGTACAGCGGATCGGTCGTCAGCTCTCCGACGCTGTTTGCATTCGCTAAAGGTGCCGGTCTGATGGGAGAGGCGGGTCCTGAAGCGATTATGCCGCTGACGCGTGCAGCAGATGGCTCACTTGGTGTGCGTGCGATAGGCACTAGCGGTGGCAGTGGCGGTACATCTATTTCTGTCAGCGCGCCTGTCACGGTTGAGGGTGGCGGGGCCGGTGAAACAAGCAGCGCCAACACTGCCAATACTGCCCGACAATTGCAGAGCATGATCCAGACTGTACTTTCTGACCGCCTTAAGAAAGAGATACTTCCAGGCGGCATACTTTACCGGGGCGGGTAAAACTGATGGTGAAAAATGGCTATTGATACTTTTGGATGGTGCGTCAGAACGGGGGCGACGGAGGAGGTTAACGTTGCCACCCTTCAGGCCCAGTTCGGTGACGGCTACAAGCAGGTGGCCGGTGTCGGGATTAACGATCAGCGCGAGTCCTGGCCGGTAACCTGCAGCGGCAGCAAAGCTGAAATGGCGATCGTAAGGGCTTTTCTCAAAGCACACGTCACCACCTCCTGCTGGTGGATCAATCCGTGGGGAGAGAAAAAGCTCTACCGCGTAAAGTCTGATTCAATCCGGCCCGCCTTCATCAACGGAAATTTCGTGGAAATCAGTTTTACCTTCGAGCAGGCTTTCGCACCGTGACAGGTCACGATAACAACAGGGCGCTGATGCGCCCTTTTTTATTGGGTGAAAAATGAGTTTTAACCAGGACGTTCAGGCGCTGGAGCCGGGGAGTCTGGTCCAGCTGATTGAGATTGACGGCACGGCTTTTGGGCTTGATACCGTGCTGCGCTTTCATGCGTACAACCTTCCGACCGAAGGCTGGCAGTCATATGCAGCAGAAAACCTGCCGTCCATCATCTGGCAGGGCAATGAGTACGATCCGCACCCATATGAACTGACCGGTATGGAGATGAGCAGCACCGGCTCACAGCCGACGCCAAAGCTTTCTGTTGGCAACGTCGGCAACTATGTCACAGCACTGTGTCTGCAGTTTGACGACATGGTGAAGGCGAAGGTGCGCATCCACACCACCCTGGCAAAATATCTTGATGCGGCAAACTGGACCGCAGGCAATCCCAGCGCCAACCCGCAGGAAGAGCGAGTTCAGCTGTTTTACGTGAATGCGAAAACCTCCGAGACGCGTGCCCAGGTGGATTTTGAGCTTTGCTCTCCTTTCGACATTCAGAGCCTGCAGCTTCCATCGCGGCAGATTACGCCTGTCTGCACCTGGTGCATGCGTGGCTGGTACCGCACCGGTACAGGCTGCGATTACGCAGGCAACAGGTATTTCACCAAAGACGGCACGGCTACTAATGACCCGTCAAAAGATGTCTGCGGCGGACGTATGTCTGACTGCAAAGCACGCTTTGGTAACGATCAGCCGCTGCCGTTCGGCGGGTTCCCGGCTGCAAACCTTCAGGGTAAATAACGATGCGCAAAAAGATTCTTGAAGCGATACGCGAGCATGTGGCCGCTGAATACCCGAAAGAGGCATGCGGGCTGGTCATCCAGTCAGACCGGACCCAGAATTACATCCCCTGCAGGAATATCGCTGACGCGCCGACAGAGCATTTCACGCTGTCGCCGGAGGATAAGCGGGCAGCTGAAGCGCAGGGCGAAATTCTGATGGTCATCCATTCACACCCGGACGCGCCGCAGCTCATCCCGTCAGAGCATGATCGGGTGCAGTGCGACTTCTCCGGCGTGGAGTGGGGCATTATGTCGTGGCCGGATGGCGACTTCTGCACCATCAGTCCACGAACTGACCGGGACTACACCGGTCGCCCCTGGCTGATTGGCGGTAATGACTGCTGGACACTCATAATGGACTGGTACCAGCGTGAGCACGGAATCACCCTGAAAAACTGGTCTGTTGATTATGAGTGGTGGGTGGACGGCAAAGAAAACCTCTATGACGATAACTGGCAGTCAGAGGGATTTGTGGAGATCGAGCCAGCGGAGATGCGAGAGGGCGACATGATCATGATGCGCATCAGTGCTCCGGTAACGAACCACGCCGCAATCTATCTCGGGAACAATATCATTCTTCATCATAACGCCGGGAGCCTTTCTACACGCGTTCCTTATGGCGAATACTGGCGTAACCGTACTGTGCGGATCGTGCGCAGAAAGGAGCTGATGGATGCTTAAAACCATGCGACTCAAAGGCCGGATGGCAAAAATGTTTGGTCCGGTTCACCAGTTTCACGTTGCGGATTTGCGGGAGTTGCTGCGTGCAATGTGCTCACAGTTGCCAGGCTTCAAAAAATTCGTATCAAACGCTCACCTCAACGGCATCCGGTTCGCCTTCTTTAGCGGCAAAGATAATATCGGCCTGCTGGAGTTCGACATGTCCTCATCTGCTACTGAGTTTCAGATGGAGCCGGTACTGGAAGGTTCAAAGCGTGGCGGCACACTGCAGATCATCATCGGTGCGGTCGCAATTGTTGCTGCGTTCTTCACAGCGGGCGCGTCACTGGCTGCATATGGCGCGGCTATTGGTACCACAACTGCAGTTGGACTGGCAGCAACGGCATTGACAAGCATAGGTATCAGTATGTTGCTTGGTGGGGTCGTGCAGATGCTGACTCCGCAGCCAAAGCTTAACGTGGGCGCATCATCCAGCACGGACAATAAGCCGAACTATGCGTTCGGTGCGCCGGTTAATACCGTTGCCATGGGCTATCCGGTGCCGGTGCTTTACGGTACCAGAGAAATCGGCGGCGCGGTCATCAGTGCCGGCAGCTTTACCAGCGATCAGCAGTAATCAGTGCGGGATTAATTATCAGGCCACCTTCGGGTGGCTTTTTTTATGGGTGAAATATGCGACTTCTCGAAGGTGCCGTGATTCAGGGCAGTAAAGGCGGTGGCGGCAGTGCCCATACGCCGGTAGAACAGCCAGATGACCTGCTGTCTATAGCCAAATTAAAAATGCTGCTGGCTATCTCTGAAGGTGAGATTCAGGGTGATTTAACCGCGCAGCAGATTTACCTGAACGATACTCAACTGGCGAACGAAGACGGCACCTATAACTTTACCGGTGTCGTATGGGACTGGCGCAGGGGAACACAGGACCAGACCTATATTCAGGGCATGCCTGAAGTTGATAATGAACTTTCAGTAGGCGTTGCAGTGACGCAGGCTGTCGCCTGGACGCGCCAGTTTTCAAATCTGACGCTCGATGCCGTTCGCATCAAGCTGAGCCTGCCGGTGCAGTATCAGTATAAAGACAATGGCGACATGGTAGGTACCGTGACGCAGTACGCTATTGACCTTTCAACAGACGGCAGTTCATGGGTCACCGTTGTTAATGGCAGTTTCAATGGTAAAACCACCTCTGAATATCAGCGCGATCACCGCATTGATTTACCTAAAGCAACATCCGGCTGGTCTATCCGGGTGCGCCGCATCACCGCAGACTCGACATCCTCAAAGCTGGTAAATGGCTTTAAGGTGTTTTCTTTTGCAGAGGTCATCGACAGCAAGCTTCGCTATCCCAACACCGCACTACTTTATATTGAGGTCGATGCGAGCCAGTTCAGCGGACAGGCTCCGAAGGTAACCTGCAAGCCAAAAGGGCGACTGGTTCGCGTTCCGACAACTTATGATCCGGTGACGCGCACCTATGCTGGAACATGGCAGGGTGATTTCAAATATGCCTATACCAATAACCCGGCATGGATTTTCTATGACCTGGTGCTGGATAAAATTTTTGGTATGGGGACGCGTGTCGATGCCACCATGATCGACAAGTGGGAGCTGTACAACATTTCTCAGTATTGCGATCAAATGGTGTCAGACGGCGCAGGCGGCACAGAACCGCGCTTTACCTGTAATGTTTTCATTCAGAGCCAGCAGGACGCTTACACAGTACTGAAGGACATTGCGGCTATATTCCGTGGCATAACTTTCTGGGGAAACAGCCAGATTTTCGTCAATGCAGACGTGCCGCAGGTTGATTCAGACGGCAACGTTGACGTTGATTTCGTTTACCACGCCGCTAACGTCATTGACGGCCTGTTCACTTATGCTGGTGGTAGTTACAAGAACCGCTATTCGTCCTGTCAGGTGAGCTGGTCCGATCCTATTAACCACTATTCCGATACTGTTGAGGGCGTCTACGACTCAGACCTCGTGCAGCGCTACGATGTGCGCGAGATGAGTCTCACCGCTATCGGCTGTACCTCTCAGAGCGAGGCACACCGACGCGGTCGCTGGGCCATTCTTTCTAACGCCAAAGACGGTACGGTTTCATTCGGCGTAGGTCTGGATGGTTACATCCCAATTCCGGCTGAGATTATCGGTGTAGCGGACCCGTTCCGTAGCGGTAAGCAGAACGGTGGCCGCATCAGTTCGGTTAACGGACTGCGCATCACGCTCGACCGTGCAGTTGATTACGCTGCAGGTGACAGACTGGTTGTAAATTTGCCAGACGGTACCGCGCAGACACGCACAATCGGCAGCATCAGCGCCGATAAGAAAACGGTCAGCGTGAACACCTCATTCCGCATTACGCCGGTGGCGGGGGCAGTCTGGGCCATCGACAGCGATAAGCTGGCAATTCAGTATTTCCGCATCACCTCAGTAGCCGGGAATGATGACGGCACGTTTACTATTACCGGCGTGCAGCATGACCCGAATAAGTACCGTTACATTGATGACGGCGTGCGCATTGAGCCAGCGCCAGTTACGGTAACGCCCATCAGCGTGCTGAAGGCGCCGGCCAACATCAGAATTGGTGAAGTCAGCTTTGTTGAGCAGGGGATGTCTGTCTCATCAATGCAGGTGACGTGGGATCGCGTTGAGGGTGCGATCAGCTATGTAGCGCAGTGGCGCAAGGACAAAGGCGACTGGATTAACGTTGCAGTCACCAGTGCTCAGGGCTTCAGCATTCAGGGCATTTACACCGGCGTTTATGATGTTCGCGTGCGTGCTGTGAATGCCGCTGAGGTATCTTCGCCGTGGGGATACGCCGATTCAACCTCACTAATTGGCAAAGCAGGTAAGCCGGGCACGCCGGTTAACCTCCGCGCCACTGATAATGTGGTCTGGGCAATTGATGTGACCTGGGCGTTTCCTGATGGTTCTGGTGATACTTCTTACACTGAGATTCAGGTGGCCACAACTGCTGACGGGCAGAACCCACAGTTTCTGGCTTATGTTCCTTATCCCGGTGTCAGCTACCAGCACGGACCGATGCCCGCTGGCGTTCGCCGCTGGTACCGCGCCCGGCTGGTGGACCGCATTGGCAATACCGGCGACTGGACAAAGTTTGTGGAGGGTGCCAGCAGTGTTGATGCGACCGCGTTGCTGGGCGACATTACCGAGCAGGTCCTGAAAACAGATGCCGGTAAGCAGCTCATTGCCAAAGTCGATACCAACATTGATGCCATGCTGCAGAACGCGCTGAACCTCGATGCAACGGTTGATCACCAGATGGCAGAGGCTGGCAAAAACCGTGCTGACATCCTGACGGTGAAGCAGACCATCGCAACTAACGAACAGGCGTATGCCCAGAAG